CTCATCTTATGTATATCATAGACTGCTCGCTGAGCAATTCTCACTAATAGGATTATATATTTATACTTAGATATCTTTTTATCTAACTTATTACTACATAAGTATTTAGGAATAATATTTATGGCATCTGCATGCTCTCGAAATTCTCGATAGCTCTTATATCCGAGCCATTTCCATACTCGTCGAGCTGTCTGTCCTCTAGAGAACGGTCTGCATCGAGGATGCTTGTCGTTGAGCTTTTCTCCTATCACTATTATCTTCTTCGCCATCTCATCAGCCCTCTGATGTTGAGTATCTGGAGTGCCAGTGCTATCATCACGATGTAATATTGCTCGTTAGCTACGCCTATGTATCCCCAGATGCACTGATTGACCATGCTGAGATACCATAGGTTGATGTTCTTATTTCCAGTGAGATATACTGTGATGATTGTGATTATTGCAGCGATGTATCCTAACGCGGTTACGATACTTACTCCTCTTCTCGTCTTCCTCGAAGAAACTGAATGTTCTCAGCAACTACCCTAGTCTTGGTCTGAGTCTTCCTATTCTTATCTTCCCAACTATCTTGATGAAGTCTGCCCTCGATGAATATAGGGTCGCCTTTACGCACGTATGTGTCCATCAACTCGGCAGTCTTTCCATACGCGGTGCATCCGGCAAAGGTAACATCTTCTTTCTGCTCTCCATCCTTAGTTCTATATTGTCTATTCACGGCTATCACGAAGTTGAGTATCGCAGTTCCACTCTCTCCTCGCTGCATCTTAGGGTCAGATGTGATGTTTCCCATGAGCAATACCTTGTTCAAGCTAGGCATCTTGAGCCTCCTGACTTAGCCTGCGAATCAGTTCTGCAGCCATCTCCTCAGTGAGTTCTGAGAGAGTGCTCACGCCAAACTCTGCACCTATCCTGTTAAGTAACTCTTCGGCATAATTGCTCTTATACACTCGTTTAGCTAATTCTTTGATTGCGTTGTCTTGCTTGGTCGTGAGCTTATTTATAGGCAACGGTGCTTCTTTTATCTCACTCTGTGCGTCATCTGCGTTGTTCCAGATTATCTCATCAGCCACCTCTGTCATGTCTGGGGCAATCTCCGTCTTCACTGTCTCATCGGTGGATATCGCCTTCTCGCTCTCCACTGAGAGTGGGAGTAGCTTAGCTATGCGTTTTACTGCCGACTTCTTCCACATCTCTGTTGGCCAGATGGTCCATGGCGAGTATTGCGAATCGCCGGCCTTCGATGCCCGCTTTATCTTCTCTATCTCATCTCGCTGCATATATACGAATACTTTTTCATCAGCGAGCAGGTTCTTAGCTATGCAGTATACGCCCACCATCTCTCCACGCTCGCTGGATGCAGGGATGTGACGCAGTATCGGATTGAGTCCTTGCTCATACTGGAATTGGTCATGCTCATATACCACCTCTGCTGATAGGATGGTCGCTTGTCCAGAACGATTCACCAGCTCTATGAATCCTTTATATCCTATTATCAGCTGCACCTCGAGAATCCCCTTGTTGACGAATGGGACTAGGTGAATGTGCCCGATGTTACCTGGCTGAAGTCCTAGTTGAGCTGTCTGAATCACCGCAGCAATCAAGCTCTTCTGTGAGCACTCGCGCAGCTTAGGATTCGTATTGAATATCATCGTGAAGATGCCCAGTAGGCGCTGGGGGGTAATCGTCTTGGGTAAAACCTGAGCGATGAGCTCCTTCTTCTTCTCAATGAACTCGGACACGGTAGTTATCTCCTGTCTCTGTATCATCTGGTTCACCTTGTCGGTATTAACGGTCATCACTCATCCTCCTTATCAGTTGTTTGTCCACACGAACATCTCGTTGTTCTTTACGGCTATCCTCAGTTTTTCTACTGTGAATCCGGCTCGCTTAAATGCTGACCGAATTCCTTGCTTGATGGAAATTATACGAGTCGTGTTAGCTCCGCTTATGTCGATGATTACGCACTCGGTTGCCGATAGATACTTTATCTTGTTTACCACATTGTTCCATATTCCGTGACTACATTTCCGGGTAACTATTCCTCAATGTGTGCGGGGCGCTCGGATACTCTAATCTGGTTATCCATCTCTCTCCTCCTTATCATAAATGTTCAGCACGCGACTACGTGTCGCACGCGAGTATCTCTCATAAATCTCTGGAAGCTCATCTCTGAGCATGTCTATATTTAATCTTCGAGTTGACTGATTCTTCCAGGATATCCTATATCTACTGGTAACTCCCTGCTCGTATTCTCCTAGCTTGGTCTTGATGACATTCTTCTGTTGAAGTATCTCTCGCTCCAGCACTCGCTTATCTGCCTCGAGACTGTCTAAGCTCTCCACCAGCGCATCCACGTCATCGCCCAGCTGAATCTGTTCTCTCTGTATAGCTTCAGGATATAGCTGGAATAAGATGTCGCTGTCCGATGCCGATATGGAGATAGGCATCACGTTCGTAGATACGAACTCGTCCCAGAACTTACGCTCCTTTGAGACTATGTCTGAGATTATCTTCTCGTCTCGCTCTATCTCTTTCCATACGAACTTCTGATTTCCTATGAGACACGCGATATACCACCTGTCCCATTCAGTCACGGCTAAGTAGTGATAGCACTGCAGGATATACTCGGCAGGAATCTCTTGCCCCTCCCACTCCCTATATCTCCACACGCTGGCTGTCTTGCACTCCAGTCCAGCCCGCTCACCCACTATCCTCCTATCGATGTTAGCTGCGAGATATGGGTATTGTCTGGAGAACATGGTCTCGTTGACTCGCTGCACCTTCTTTCCAGTCAATCTAGAGAAGCGCCTGGCCACATAGTCTTCGAGCTCTCTGCCCAACAGCTTGGCCTCGCTGTCTGAGTCGACCGCGGATATGCGCCCAGTCTTCTCAGCCCACAACTGAAGCACTGACTTCCAACGAGACATGCCCAACGCTGCGGCTGCATCGCTCCCACCCAGATAATGTTTTCTCTGTGCCAACTGCTCAGCGTCCATCTCTCTCGCTCCTTAATCTCTTAATCATCAAGAGCTCCTCATCTAAGAACTCGTTGATGTATTGGAGAAAAGTTTTCCTGAGACTGTTGAATACCTTGTCCTTCTCCAGCTTACGATAGCTCTCAGCCAGCCACTCCACCTCCTCGTTGCTGAGCAGTCTTCTCTTGTTCGCCATCTCTATCATCTCCTCTCAATACTATTATATCATACTATGGTCGTAGAGAAAAAATCTAAGAGATGAGCGAGTCGTCGAACCTCAGGTGGCCAGAACTGAAGTCTAGCTTATTAGCCTTCTTGAATCTATTACCTCGTCTCGACCAGTCGCGTATCTTCTTAGCTGTCCACAGCAAGTCGCCAGCAGTTATCCTCTTCATCTTCTTTACCTGGCTGAGATATATGAACGCCAGCTCAATCAGTGTCACGTCTATCTCGCACATCATCTCACCGCCTCCTTCGGGACTATCTTGAACACAACATCAGCGTCGAGAAGTCCCTTCGTATTTATAGGTAAAGAATTATACTCTATTATTGTTCCTATGCCTTGTGCCACCACCTTATCCCATCCGCATCGACGGAAGTTACCGAATTTTGGATAAGCACAAGTCTTAAAACTTTTTCCCTCATCGCTCTTGAGGAAAATATAATAGAAGAATTTCCCATAGCGGGATTTCTGCGGCTTAATTTTTAGCACGGTTAAGCGCATGATATCACCTCCCTTGCTTGGCTAATTGTTTCCTCAAGTTGCCTAGCCAAAATTTATTTAATCTTTTCTCCGCCTTGCTTAGATTACCTGTCACAGGGCAATAACGACTGGCTAAGAATGAAAGGAAGTCATCATATCTGTCCTGCCTTATAAAACGCTTGCGGTTGTTCCTTATGGTGTTGAAACAAATCTGGCGAGCTTCGGATATGGTAGAATAATTGACAGAGCGTATGCCATAGGCATATCGCGCCTTTGCTCCGCCCTCAATCACCCAGATAGCGTTGACTATCTGCGTATCAGAGTAATCTTCTGCCCTTGCAAGAGAGGTAAAAAAGCAGGCGATAACGATGAATAAAATTACCGCTCCGCAAGTGAGAAGTATCGCCCATCGCCAAAAATTTTTAATCCGGCATTCTTTTTCATCTACGAAGTCGAGATAGAGCCTCATGTCTCCCTCCTCTTAATTGTAGCTAATCTTTTTTATCCCTCTCGTGGTCTGGGTTATCTGGGTCATACTTCCTCTCCCTCTCCTGTATCTCTTTATTCACCTCTGACATCAAGTCGTGATTCTCGAGGTCATAGCGAGATAATACAACACAGGCATCCCTGACCTTGAATAGGTCTTGCAAGTCATAAAGCGTAAAATCATACATCATTCCTCACCCCCTCTCGGTATATTATGCACATTGACTTGAACATACAATCCTTACACCCGTATCTAGCATCGCTGACGCACCCTCTGATGTAATGTTGCTCATAAATCAGGTGATAAAAAGGAAATTCAGGGGATGCGTCTTCGTTGACGTTCAGCTCCATGTCTCTCCCTCCTCTCAGTCGACCTACTCTAGGTCTATGTCCGTGCTCTTACATCTGGGACACCTCGGGTCTCGCTTCGTGCTGAGCACTCTCCTGAACCTCTTGTTGCACTCTAGGCACTTGAGTCTAATCTTTCGTCGAGTCTTCTCTGCCATCCTCTCCTCCTCTCTGCAGCTCGTCTATCTCTCTCCGGAGATGCTTGATGCGTTGCAGAGCTGCATCGTGCTTGCTCCTGGCATCATCTCTCTGCGCTATCACGCGCTTGAGCTCCTCCCTGAGATACGTGTTATCCGCCTTGATGTCGTAGTTCTCGGGGAGAGGCTTGTCAGAGTGCATGAGCTCGAACAGTTCAGCCTGCGCCTGAATCTTCAGCCTGGTGCATCTGTCCAGCTTGCTCTGCAGCTCTCTTATCACATCGTAAGCTCTGTCCAGTGTTATTCCCATCTGTGACCCTCCTCTCAGTATCCTAAGTAGTCGTAGTCAGCCTTGCACTTCTTGCACATGTATCCCATCCTCGTCTGCGACAGCTCTCTTCGCTCATGCCAGTCGAAGCAGTTGCTGCACTGCTTCGCTTCTGACTTGACGGGCGAGTCATGGCGCAGGTGCTTCTTCCTGCACTTCGCACAGAGCAGCGTGTTCACGAACTTCCCCTGGGTCACGGTGCGCACGCTCTTGCTGCTTCCGCACACGTCGCACGTGTCCAGCCATCCAGGCCACTCTCCATAGAGTGACTGCGTCTGCTCGAGGATGAACGGCTTGTAGGTGTGATTGGAGAACAGTAAGCCGTTGTCGTCTACGTATTCTCCGTAGAGGCGAAGCTCACCACGTCTGTCCAGTATGGCCAGCTTGTCTGAGCCTATGAAATTCTTCACCAGCCTGTCCACAGCTGGATTGTCCAGCGAGTCGCGTATGGCTGGATTGCTCAGTATCTCCATCACGAACTTCTGCGTGTCGCTGAACTTCTCGTGCCTAGCTAGGTGGCCGATGACCCCGTTGTGAGCCAGCGCAGCGTTGCAGACTATCGTCGGCGCTCTCAGCATGCTCTTGTCACTGGTGATAGGAAACGGATGCCTGTTTCCCACGTCGGTGAGTCCGTGCGTAGCTAGGCGAAAGTGAATCACGCACGTGTCCTCGGTGCTCACGTTGTCCTTCATCCACTCGTGGAACTGGTCCGCATCTCGAAACGTCTTGTTGATGTGGACTCCCATCGAGTCAGACTTGTGCCACATCACTCCTATCCCATCCTTATTCACCCGCTGACACTGTCTCAGCGTGTCCAGGCTGGGACAAGCGACCCCTGGCTTCTTCACTATGATTATGCACATGTCAACCCCTCCATTCTCATCAGCCTCATCAGCTGAGCGTATCTGTTGCTGCTCTCGACGAACATCGCGAAGTCGTCCCAGCAGTGACGTCTCATGTGGCCGAATGCGCAGAATTCCACCAGCGCATCCACCAGCTGAACGTCTGCCATCAGCCTCCAGTGGAGCAGCGTGCCTCTGAAGATGCGCACCTCCAGCGTAGGCTGCGAGCTGTTGCAGTTCAACGCCCAGTATCTTCCCGACTGCGCCTCGCTCGTCTCGGACAGCGACTCGAACCTGCAGTAGTCCGTGTTGCGCCCCCTGCGGTTACTCAGCGTGGCCAGCTCTGACTTGTGCAGAGCGAAGAAGCGACGCATGTTATTCATCTGTCTCTCGCTCAGTCCAGACTTGCTCACGTGCACGTGGAGGCCGCACCGTCCGTTATCGTGGCTGGTGCATCCTCGTCTCTGGAGCTCCTTGAGGATGCGGTGCCATCCTATCAGGTGCATGGACTGGAGCGTGGGGGGATGGGTGACCACCTCGAATCCGCTGCTCAACGACCCGTCATGCTTACAGTATATCCTATCGCTCAAGCTCTTCACCCTCGAGGCCACATCGTCCGCATCAGCATCTGGAGACTCGACCTCCAGCTCTACGCCTAGGAACGTGGTGTTCTCCCACGCCTGCTTCGAGAACACGAACCTGCTGGGTGACCAGCTGTAGCTCTGGATGGGTCGACACGCCTCATAGCACGAGTAACAGACGCGCCTGCCATCGACCTCTCTGGTATCATCTCTCCACGTCAGCGTGCGACACGACTCGCAGCACACGAGGTATCTCTCCACGCACGATAGGCAGATACGCTCGCCGTCCCAGAAGACTGTGCGATTGGCGCTGCGCTCACTCACGCTATGGCATCTGTCGCAGCGGACGAATCTCGTGCGCCAGCAATCGTTGTGATATTCTCTTCCGTCTGGACCTGACGTGGTAAAAATATAAAGGTGGGTGGGTTTATTGCAGATGGGACATCGCGGCTCTCTCGACCACTCTCTAGCTATCCTCTGGATGTAGTGCTCTGATGTTCGTGGTGACTGGTCACGAAGCGAGGCGACGATTTGCCCTATCGGTGTTTCTCTATCTAGGGCTCGATAGATGAATCTCTTTACGTTCATATTCTCCTCCTCTCTTACACCGTCCGGTGCTTTGGTATCTCTTTGTCTCTCCTGAAATCATTATACTATAAAAAAACTGTTTGTCCAGCTTTTTTTTGTCTTTTTTTGATTAGAACAGAGGTTGGTAAAAATAGGCTCTTTAGCTATACTATCCGAATTTAGCTAGTATTCTCTATTCTCTCTATAAATCGCTTGTATTACTATATTACCTATATATAGTCTATGCCATAAGTATTGTATAATCTACCTTATAGATAAATAGATAAGATAGATAAAATAAATATATATATACTGTAAATACTTTTAGTATCTTATATTTGAATAATTAGAATTCATATTCATATATACTATACTAAGAGCTAAAAAAAATCTTTACTTTGACTAGAACTTGTGCTTATAATGAGCATGAACTCTCAGGCTGAGCGATGATAGAACGAACACTCTTTAAGGATAAACCCATACTCGTCATCACCGATGATGAGAAAAAATACAGGAGAATATCCATCGGCACATTCAAGGCTAAGCTCATCCTTAAGAATCTCGAGGAGATAAAAAAATTTGTGGATGAGAATGAGGGAGATATAAAAGAGAATGCCTAAAATCACTAATCCAGTCACGCTAGATAAGATAAGAGCTGCAATCTTAGAGGGCAAGAATGACAGCGATATAATGAGAGCTGCAGGATTCTCTCAGTCTATGATAAAGCATAAGAGTAGGGATAAGATTGTATCTATACAGGTAGAGAAAAGTAGAATAAAAAAAGAGATAGATAAAGAAGGATTAGCAAATAAAGCTTGGAAGAGATTGGAAAAAAATTTAAATGCTAAGAAGGAGACTGTTCAAACGACTGCTGCAATCGCTATTTTAGATTTTACAGAAGGTAAAAAATCAGAAGTAACTACTATAAATCCAGATGATAAGACAAAGGTAGATGGTTACTTAAGTGGGATAAGATTAACATAAGAAGAATTTTGATAAGTTAACATAATGTATATTATAGGAAGTTAGTGTTTTAAGCTTCCTAAGCGATTTAAGACGCTATCTTTAAAAAGTAAGTAAGAATATATGCTTGATGAAAAATATAAGCTCTAATAGGCATAAGAACGCAAATAAAGCATACTATAAAGAGCGATGGCAAAGTATATTGATTGCTTTAGATATGATTGAAGTAGATAGAGAGCTGGAAAAAGAGACCCCCACCCTTCCGGATTATAATAATAATTATGAATAACTCTCTTTCTACTTGCGCAATATTTTTTTAAATTTTATTGATAATGTTGTATGTCCTTAATTTATTATTTTATTATCTCCAGCATAGGTTTTTTTAGGTTAGGCAGATTCATAGATTTATTTCAGCAGGATTTAATCATCATCCTCTTATCGCTGATTTTGATTTTTGAAATCAAGAGATGGCACAGGATAAGGGATAAATAATATGCCCCAGTGGAGAGATGAGTTATTGAGGTGGGGCAAGGTTGCTTATGAGCAGGGTCAGAAGTTGGAGTTCTTTGTCATCAGGAGGACTAACAAGCGCTGTTGGAGGATAGAGTTGAAGGATATAAAATCGCACGGAGAGGATGATTTTTTTGAGGAAGATTAAATAATTAACTGATTGCTGATTTAAGACTAAGGCAATCCGCTTAAGCCATACCGAACAAGCGCAAAATACGGTTAGAAAACTGGCTTAAGGACAGGGTTGCCTTTTTTATTTATATGCCAGAACAGATTGTGGAACAGGAAGAGAGGATAGACCCGAATAGCTTTACTGACGAGCAGAGGTTCTATCTTGCCCAGGAGGCTACAAAGAAGCTGTCTCTCTTTGGCTTTATCTTTCACACGCTTGGTTACAAGGACCTTAACTCAATACATAAGGACCTGTGCGCTTTTCTTGAGCAGAGCAGCCTATTCAAGCTAATCCTTATGCCAAGATATTCATTCAAGTCAACGATATGCACTGTGGGTTATTCGTTATACAGGTTATTGAAGAACCCTGACCTGAGGATTTTGATTTATTCCGACGCCTCAACGAAGGCTCAGGGCTTCCTGACATCAATAAAGAACCACATTGAGAGGAAGATAATCGGCTCGGTGTTCGGCATACTGTTCAGGTGGCTGCCCAAGGACCAGAGGACGAAGTGGAACGAGAGCCAGATTATCATCTCCGTAAGGAACACGCACCACTCAGAGCCATCAGTTGATACCGGAGGCATAGAGACAGCCAAGGTGGGTATGCACTACGACATCATCATCTTTGATGACATCGTTACCGATGTGAACATCACCACCAAGGAGCAGATGGATAAGACCGCCGAGTGCTACAAGAAGGCGTTGTCATTGCTGAAGCCTGGCGGCGAGGTGCTGATAATAGGCACGAGGTGGCACTTTGGCGACCTATACGGCAGGATTATCGCCGAGAACGACATAAAGAAGAATTTCCTCATCTTCATCAAGGAGGCGGAGAAGGATGACAGATACGGGGAATACCCCTTTGCGAATATCGGCTTGACCAGGGAATTCCTTGAGAGGCAGAAATTGGAGATAGGCTCAAGTTTATATAACTGCCTGTATAAGAATAATCCCATAAGCGACGAGACCTGCGTCTTCAAGATGGACGACTTCTCCTTTTATGGCGCAATCAAGCCTGATGACCTGCACATCACGGTTACCTGCGACCCCGCAGGGGAGGGCGAAGACTACACCGCCATAGTCACCGTCGGCACCGACAACAATATGGATATGCACATACTTGATGTGATAAACGAGCATCTGCAGCCCTCGCAGATAGTGGAGAAGATAATCAACCTGCAATACAAGTATAAGTTCAGTATGCTCGGCATAGAGACGAACTTCTTCAGGGGTATGCTTGAGCCGGAGATTAAGCGCAGGCGTGACGAGGAGCATAAGAATCACCCGCAGAGGTTCAGCCTCTTTGGGGTCACCGAGTTTGAGGCGTCAAGCAAGCGTGGGTCAGGGAAGCACGCAAGGATTATGTCATTGCAACCGCTCCACGAGAGGAGGGCGATAAAGTTCCCCGGTGAAAAGTTTGAGTTGCTTGAGGGTGCTTTCAGCGAGTTGTCTTGGCAGATGGTGCAATATACCCACGACGGGGCAAAGTCACCCCACGATGACGCAATAGATGCCCTCGCCTATCAGGTGCAGTTGATAAGGCGTGGGGGGATGGTGAAGAAAGCCCAGTTGCCCGTCAACTCACCTGCCTGGCTTGAGAGGGAAAAATGGAATAAGGAAGTAGCTTTTAACAATAAGCTCCCGAGAAGGCTTAGGAGAAAAATGCCAGATTTGGCATTTAGTTGAGGACTGAGATGAAAAAAAAGATTAAGAAAAAAAATGTTGCTAAGAAAAAAGTTAGTAAGAATGCGGTCAAGATAAATCCTAAAAGGAGGAAAAAAATGGCAAAGAAAAAAGAGGATGTTGCGGAAAAGGTCAAGGATTCCGATAAGGGTGAGGAGCAGACCGAGAATACGATAAACAGTTCCCGCAGAATCAAGACAGAATAACCTTCAATGACTGTCATTGAGTATCTCGCTTCACGATTGGATAGAGAGATGACCCAGGTGGAGATTGACTTTGGGGACAGCAACTTTCTTGAGAGGCTTGATTTTTTGGCTTTATGCCTTCAGGCAAAAGAACTGCTTTTAGAAGAAAGAAAGAGAGAAAAAGATGTTGCGGATAAACAGTGATGAGATAAGGCGCTGGCGCATAGAGATAGAGCAGGCGGAGAAATTCAAAGAGGAGAATTTCGGGAGTTCGGCGAAAGATAGGATAAGGTTGTCAGGAGAGAATATCCTCTACTTTGAGAAAGGTTATTCTGCCCGCTACCTGCAAGACTATTCCAAGATTGACCCTAATTACATTGTTCCCATCAACATCATCTATCCTATCATCAAGAATGTGGTCCCGTCGCTGTATTATAAAAATCCTTATGTCCTGGCGATACCCAAGAGGAAGCAGGATGAGGAAAGCTCCTCTTATGTGACCGCCCTGCTGAACTATTTCTTTAAGCAACTTGACATAAAGTCGGTGAACCAGCAAATTATCTTTGACGCCTATATCATTGGTATGGGGGTATGTAAGATAGGTTATTCAACAAAGTTTGGGAAGGACATTGAGGATGAGAACCTTGAAAAAGAAAGGGAGAAGGGAAAGATACAGAGAATCAAGGAGTTATTGCGCCTGGCAAAGCC